GCTTGGTTGGATGAAGCGGAAATGATGCAGATGGAGAAAATCGGACCTTACAGTGTAATGCTCCCTTATCGTGAGAGAGAAGAGTCTGTATTGAAGTACTTCGAAAAGCATCCGACCGCAATAGATGAAGGTGCGTTAGCATATGCATTTACTAGTCTGACCAACGAGGTTCAAGAAACGCTTTCCCCAGTTTCCGTTGACATCGCTTTCGATAGTATGCCCAAAGGAACAAACTTAGGGCTACCATGGTTAAGTAAGCTAAAGAAATACTTACCTGAGGTGTTAGATAAAGTGCTTGACGTGGTTGGAAGCGGTTATCAGATCGAAGATTTAGATCCAGCAATCCTATATTGGCGTGGTCAACCGCGAGGGCTAATCGAACTGCCTAAGCAGCGCGTGGTTTGGGGTTTTCCCCACTACATCACAGTTTTAGAATTAATGCTCCAGATTCCGGTATTGAATTGTCTCGAGTTCAAGCCGGGGTTTTCAGCTTGGAGAGGTCCTGACGCTGTTGATGGTGAGATAACTAAGCTAATTGATCGTGCCCGTGTAGAAATTTTATCCGTCGACTTCTCTTCTTATGATGCTTCTGTGCCTAGAGTGCTGATTGAGAAAGTGTTTGACGTTCTGAGGATTTGGTTTGATGATTCAGCTATACCTCTTATCGATTACGTGGAACATGCATTCCTTAACATTGGTTTGTTTACACCAATAGGCGTTTTGACTGACAGAGACGGCTCGATCCCATCTGGATCAGGAGTCACTAACTTAGTCGGAGGTTTAGTTCAAAAGCTGGCCTTCTACTACGTGGCTTACCAAATGAATAATAGGGTACTTGCTCATTTGGTCCAAGGTGATGACGGTGTAGTATTATTCGACAAACCCTGGGATCTTAGTGATGTTGAGGAGATAATGCAAGAGCTTAACTTAAAAGTTAGTGCTGATAAAGGCGGTGTAAGCCGGGATAGAGTGTATTACTTGCAAAACATACATTCTAGCGATTATCGAGTACAAGGAACCTGTGTTAGAGTTCGTCCTTTCTTCAAAGTATTGAATGGTGCTTTGAGCTATGAAAGATTCCACGCTGCAAAGGATTGGGGTCCGGCAGACGACTCTATCAGATGGTATCAGCAATGGGAAGCGGCAAAGTTTCATCCAAAGTTTCCGGAGTGTGTACGTTTGCTATACGATTGGGATTCTTACACCAGAAAATTCACACCAGATCAACTGGTTAAGAAGGCTGGTGGTCTGGAAGAGCTTAAAAGCGTCTTAGGTATAAAAGCTTTTCCGTATGGCAAAGAGGATTTAAATGGTCTGAACGGCTTTAGGGTAGTCCGTTTGTTGCAGGAGATGAAATCCCACAACTTCCAATAGGCGTATCAGGGGAAGAGAAATC